ACGGACCGGACCGGTGGTCATTTCAGGCTAATTTTCACGGAGATATAAATCAAAAGTATCAAGATCAAGACGTTAAACACAAGGTAACCAGTAAGGTAAGGCGACACGCTGTCCCGAAGTGCGTGATTTTCGAGGATCATATTTAGCACCTGCTTCGTAAGAGTCTCTTCAGACTCATCACCACTCTCTGACATGGATAGATACCTTACGAAGAACGCACAAAAATATGAGAATGATTTCCCGAGGGTCGTGTGTCTCGTGGGCAAGTCGGGCATAGGCAAGACATGGGCAGCCCACAAGGCCCTTGGACCCAACCTTGTCGAATTAACATCTGAAATTCTGAGGTGCCGCCAAGACACGAATGAATTTCTGGAGAAAATTCGAGGAACAAATATTCCTATACTCTTGGACGAGTACGAAACCTTGAGTGACCTGGTAGGACTTCGGGATCTGACCGAGGTTCCCACTATGGGTCAGTTCATAATCACCTCACAGGTTGTTCCTAAATTTGATTTTGAAATTGAGGTCCATGAATTTCCCACAAAGACTTTTGAGGAGATTAAGGTTCTGTGTCCTGGGGCGACCGATGAGAATATTCACGCTTCCAAGGGGGACCTGAGGCGGGTATTCATGTCTCTCGAGTTCAACTCGGACAGACGAGACGACTTCAATTCTCCCCGAGAATTCGTGAGCAGTCTGGTCACCATGTACTCAAAAGTCAACCCTGTAAAATTTATAGGTCATCCGGTGTGTGAACCTGGAAACATGGCCTCAATTTTGAATGCAAATTACATAGACGGTCCCAAGAAGTTAGACTTTGCCCTGATTGCCGACTACTTTAGCCAGGCTGACGTCATCGAGGACTCGGTCTTTTCGGGTTCATGGGATCTGCTCCCTTACTTTAACCTACTGGGGTGTATTCTACCAGCGGTCGCCATAGGTCACACACTCAAGTCACCGCTCAAACCAGGATCGACCTGGACTAAATATCAAAATATTTGCATGCGAAATAAGAAAATCAAGGCTATGTCCCATAGGGTCCCACGACTCGATCTGGACGTAGACGCCCTCCTGCTTCTGAGGACCAAGGCGGAGGCGGGTGATTACGAACTCCTGCGAGAGTACGGGATCCAGCCGCAGGACGTCGACGTGATGAGTCACCTGAGCCCTCTGCGCAAGTTAAAGCCCAAGACCCTCATTACAATCAAGAAATGGCTGAGCCAGAACCAGAGTTCGAGTTCGTGAAGGTACAAGGGTCAGACATTTACTTTCACTGTGAGGTTTCAGAGGAGTCGGTCCTAGACCTCAATTTGAAAGTGAAAAAGCTGGCCCAGGACCTCCGCCACAAGCACATCGATCTTGGACTCGATCACGTCAAGCCTGAGATTCGCATCTTCATCCGGTCTGATGGCGGCGATTTCCACTCGGGTATGAGCGCAATGGACTGTCTGACGAAACTCTCCCGTACGGTGAAGATCCGGACGATCGCTGATGGTGTGTGCGCCTCGGCGGCGACTTTCATCCTTTTGGGTGGTCGGACCCGGTATATGACTCCTAACTCGTACGTATTGATTCATCAACTCAATATGGACGGGCAGTGGGGGAAGTTTGAGGATTTCAAGGACCAAATGGGGAACCTTGAGAAATTTATGGAGAGATTTCGCAAAATTTATCTTGAAGAGACGAACGTCCCTGAGAGTAAGCTCAAGAAGATCCTCAGGCACGACGTATATATGGATTCGAAGCGCTGCCTCAAGTGGGGCGTGGTGGATGAGCTGTGGGTTTGAGACCGAGTCGAGAGTCGCTCGGCGACTCCTGGTCTCTAGTCCTCTTTGTTCGAGTCCTGGACCTCCTCACTCTCGTCACCCGTCGCTTCGACTACCACGGGGGCAGTCTCCTGAGACGCGGGCCGGGGCGGCATACGGATGGCACCCTGGGCGAACTTCTTGTTGAACTTCTTGTACAGGAAATAGCCAATGACCATGATGGCCACCACTGCCGCCACGTTAAAGAGATTGAACGGTGACTTGGACGCCAGGTCCTGGATAGTCGAACGCTTCACGTGATCAACGACGGGCGCGACGGTAGCCATTACAAAGAAAACATGTTTTCTTCAGGCCAGGGTGCCGCACCCTGACCTTAGTTTAAGTTAAATGGAACTCGAACAAGCCGCTTGGGCAGCATTCGATTTGATTCGGGCCGAGGCCCCCCCATGCCCCGCCATCGACAAACTGGCCGAGTACCACTGCAATGTCTGCGGAGGTCGCAAATCGTATGACGTATACGACGACCTACCAGTCTGTACGGATTGTGGGAAGGTCGATGACTCGTACGTGTCGGACGAACCCGAATGGCGTTCTGGTCTTGACGAGTCGGGCGTCGCGTCGGACCCGTCGCGTATTGGCGCCCCGGTAAATACCGATCACTTCTCGGCCGCCTGGGGCCAAGGGACGCTCATCCGCGTGCCTGCGTGGCGAGGTCCCAACTCGCCCAGCACGTACAAACAGATGCGCATGGCGCGAATCCACCAGCACTCCACCATGAATCACCGGGACAGGGCGCTTTTCCACGCGTACCTATCACTCGACAAGGTGGGCAAGCAGATTCTAAACTTGCCTGAGGCGGTCCTGTATCAGGCCAAAATCAAGTACAAGGCGTTCAACGAAGCCGTCTTGACTCGAGGCGCGGTCCGCAACGGCATCAAGGCCAACTGCATCTTTCAGGCTTGCAGGGAGTTTGGGGTGGCGCGCACGACCAAGGAGATTGCGGACGCGTTCGGCATCCCGCCCCGTGACCTTTCACGGACGACGGAGATTTTTCAAGAGCAGGTTCCGGACAAGAAGGTGCACGTCACGACCCCGGGAGACCTGATTGCGCGCTTCTTCAATGAAATCGCTTGCGTCCCTGAAGGTTCGCGCGGCCGCATCAAGATGAAGATCGTCAAGGGGTGCCATGCGCTCGACGAGTGTGTGGAGCTCATGGGGCGGACGCCCAAGGCGGTGGCGTGCGCGGTCATCTTCTACGTGTTGTCCCTCGAGGGCCTCAAACCGAACAAGGCGGAGATTTGCAGAATTTGCGACGTGTCCGTACCTACATTAGGGAAGATTGAGACGCTAGTTAAGGAATCGGGGCTATTGTAATTGAATGATCGTTCTATTCGTCAGCACCCCATGCTACGGAGGTATGTGTCTCCAGGCTTACGCCGAGTCTATGCTTCGTCTCCAGCGCACGTGTGCCTCGAACGGCATCCAGATGATGCTCGACACGACCGAGAACGAGTCGCTGGTCCACCGGGCCCGCAATCTCGCCGTTGCCCGCTTTTACCAGAAGTGCCCTCAGGCGACTCATTTCTTGTTCATAGATGCCGACGTCCATTTCGACCCCGAATCGGTCATTCGTCTCTTGAAGGCGGACCATGAAGTGTCGGTCGCGTGCTACCCCAAGAAGTGCGTGATGTGGGACCAGGCCGAGGCGTACGTCAAGTCGGGCGCAGGTCGCAAGGACCTGGCCCGCGTCTCTGCCTCTCTAGTAATGAACTTCAAGGCGGCCAATACCCCAATCCGTGACGGCTTCGCAGAGGTGCTGGACGGCCCGACCGGATTCATGCTCATCAAGCGTGACGTGTTCACGAAGATGCACGAGCGGTACCCGGAACTTCTGTGCGTCAACGACCACCAGAACAAGGATCTGGACACGTACCATGCCGTATTCGACTGTATGATCGATCCGGTATCACGCAGGTACCTGTCGGAGGACTACGCCTTTTGTCGTCGTTGGCAGATGATGGACGGCCAAATCTTCGCCGATTGCATGACTACCCTGGGTCACATCGGCAACATTCGGTTCTTCGGCGCGTTGGAGGAGCGGATCAAGGCCGCCAGTTCGACTTAAGGATCTTAGTCAATAGTTTATCAATGGCCACCGTGATCCATCTTGTGGCGGAGACCCGCAACAAGGCCATCGTCGCCACGACCCTCCACACGATGATGAATATTCACGTCCAATGCATGCAGCGCGGCATCCATCTTGAGATTCACTTCGTGGACGACAAATCGAGCTTGCCCAAGCTGATCAAGACTGGTGAGCGCATCTTCTGGATGGAGTACGGAACTAATCTAAATAATGAAATTCTGCCGAAGGTTTTCGAGCCCATGCCCAAGGGCACGTCGGTCCTCGTCTTTCCGTCGGTCAAGGAGGGCATCAACTGGGATCAGTTTGCACAGAAGACCAAGGCTGGTTCGACAGAGCCGGCCCATCAGCGTGGTCTCGCATTCGATACCGAGGTTGGCCGCAAACTCACCGATGGTATTTACGAGTGCGCCAAGACATCCGCGCGCGTGTGGGTCATGGACGCCAAGCCGGTCGACAAGAAGCTTCGCGGCGGCAAGACGAACGTGGTCCTTCCCTTGACTGATAATGAGGCTATGTTTTCCCGCCTCATGAGTCTGGACCTAAAAATTGGTGTCGCGTCCGAGGCAACGGTGATCTGTCACTTTGTACATGAATGCTTTGGAAACATCCTCGAGGCTTCTGGTGTTGAACTGGCCCCTTAGAGATTGGACACACTTAATCAAAAATGGTAGAGCGGTTCATTCAGGATTCGTGGGGATCCTCTGACGTGAGCCGCTTTCCCGGACCCCAACCCGTGTCGATCGAGCGTCGGCATTTCTGTCTCCTCAAACGCCAACCCTACTTGGTGTGTGAAAAGACTGACGGCGTGCGCCACCTGCTTGTGAGCACCCCAGAGGGCATAGTGGCCCTGGTGAATCGCGCATTCAACGTGGAGCCCGTGAAGATCAGGATTCCAAAGGACACATTGCTCGACGGGGAACTCGTAAAGGCCAAGTCGGGCAAGGTGCTGTTCATGGTCTACGACGCGGTCCGGGTCAAGGGTGAGGACCTCATGAGGGCACCTTTGAATCAGCGACTCGAAAAAGCCCGGGCGATCATCAAGGGCATCATCAAGACTGCCGCCGCCCCATTCGAGGTTCGAGTCAAGACTATGATCGACTTGGGATCACCAATTCCTGATCTAAATTCGTTCGAGTACGAGACGGACGGTCTGGTTTTCACCCCCAAAGAAGAGCCTATCCGCATGGGCACTCACGAGACTATGTTCAAGTGGAAACCCCGAGAGCGCATCACGATCGATTTTTGTTTGCAAAATGGGAAGGAGCTTTTTGTACAAGATCGTGGTGAGCCCTACAAGGAGGCTGAGCTGCACACGCGGAACAAAAGACCAGACCTGGTCAACGGTACCATAGTCGAGTGTGGCTATGGAGACCTTGGGTGGTTCGTCGAGAAGATCCGGACCGACAAGACGCATGCGAACAACCGGAGAACTTACTTCCGGACTTTGGTGAATATTCGAGAGAATATCCTCGTGACGGAGTTTTAGGAGCGGTACCAGGCCATATAGAACGGCGCGCACTTAGGCACCTCATTTAATTCAGTAATCGTTTCATCATCCTTGATGTACCACTTGTCCCATCGTCTCACGAGTAGCGCGTAGTGCCCTCCTGACTGAATCCCATGATGAATCACAGCCGCAAACAGCTTGTGGCCCTCGAACTCTTGAGGAATTTCAATTGGAAATTTGTGATCATACATAGAGAACGTCACACCGAAAACACGGGGCCATTGGGTCACGACCGTCCGGACCGCCGCGACGTGGTGCCGCTTTCCGCCGTCGTCCACGTACCCTTCGATCCCGACGTACTTGTTCTTTTCTTCAAGCAATTTAGGGAGGTTCGTGGATTCCGTGGGGTTCAGAATTAAGGTTACAAATTCGTTCGTCTTTTTTGAGACGCCACCTGGGTAGACAGTCTCTTGACACTCCTGACCGTTGAAGATCGACCGGATGAACTTCTGACCAATTGATTTCTCAAATACATCGATCAGAAGTACTATGACCTCTTGGGCGTCATGCTGGGATCCGCCTGTGAATGCAGGAAAACGTGTCCTGAAGGCGCCTAGGAGGTCCCGTGGATCTACAGGATCAGTCAAATCTTTCATAAACAGTTTCCGAGCGACCTTCTGGTACTCTCGCGTCAGGTCACACGGCCCGTCGTAAGGGTCCGCCTCGAACAGAAACTTACTCAAGGGGGGGACATGAGCCAGACACTGGACCGCGGTGTTGAAGTAGCACGTGTTGCCCAGGTTAATCAAACCGCGCATCCTCTTAGAGGAAAGGCTCGTGTAATCTCTAAATCAAAAATGGAGGCTCACCCGATTTACGCCAAGTGGGCGCCGATCATCAATGCGCACAAGAACAACCCTGGGACCGAGATTGAGATCCGGTTCGGCCGTTCGGCCCGTGGGGGCTTTGACACCAACGTGGGCCAGGTGGCATTCAAGAAGGTCCTGCGGTCCCTCGAGAGTTACGACGGTTGGGAACAGACAAAGCACGCCAAGTCGACCGTTTACTACTTTGCGGGGTCCAAGCGTCTCACGGTCGATGACGAGACGGACGAGCAGGTTGGCCATATCAAGAAGCGCGTCCGGGTGGACGACTTTGTGCTCGACGGCAAGTCGCTCGATGTGCGTCTAGGTGTTTCGACTGAGGAGCCGTTCGAGTACGATGGTGAAGAGACGAGCACGGAGCAAAAGACCAAGGAGCGTTGGTCTTTTGTTCGCAAGAATCTCTCAATCGATATGTCCATCGTGAAGGGGAACCCGGACGATCCCGACTCGGACGAGGACACGACTTACCAAATTGAACTTGAAATTATCAAGCCCGAACTGGTCAACGATCAGGACACCATGTACAATTTACTTTACAAAATCTTCGACCTTCTCAAGTGCATCTAGTTCTTGGCCACCTTGTTGAGCCAGACGTTGCGGAACTTGGGGTCTAGACCAGCGCGCGCCAGACCTGCCCACGTATATGTATTCAGTGGACCGGTCGGTAGCCCTATATTAGCCAGAGCGTTATTCAGGTTCGCCAGGCCCGTCTTATTGGCTGGAAGGGCATACTCCTTCTGGAGTCTGGGGCTCTTGGCAGCATTGTACTTCTTGGGTTTGGGGCTCTTCTTCGGGGGTGGAGATCTCTTGGGGATATTGGGCGTCTTGCGAGCCTTGGGAACGTAGGCTGGAATATGTCTAATCTTACCCGTGATTGCATTCTCGACGGTGCGTGCCGCGCGTTCGGGACTCCGAGGGACTTCGGCCGCTAGCCATGCCTTTATAGCCACCTTCATATTCGCCACCTTGGGCTTGGGCTTCTGGAAGGCCAGGTTCGTCACCAAGTTCTTATAACGCTGGACCTTGTTGGCCGGTAGCCAATTTGGAATCTGAATTCTCGACACGTAGCGCGCCTTGGATGGCTCGTTGGCGCGCATGCTCTTCGTCTCCTTGACGAACTTCTTGTATGTCCGGTTCACATTAGCCTTGAGAGGCTTGCCGCGCGCACCCACAGGCAACTTGCCGTAAGACTTGAGAAAAATTGCCTCATTTCCATTACGGTAGAGATTACCGAGGTTCTGTGAAAGCAGTACAGCGTACTCGAACTCGCGAGCCATGTTAGAGTTGGAATTGGAAGGGCTCGGTGAGGGCGTTGCGACCCGAGGCCGTGGAGGACTCGGCGCCTTGGCCGGCTTTTTACCCGCCACGTGGGCCCGGAGGGTGTTGAACCGGTTAGCCTTTGCCGTGGCGTTGTATTCTGTGTGCAAATTCACAGGCAAGAGCTTCTTGGCGATCTTGTTCTGTTCGGCCGCCGGAATAGTCGCCCATGCGCGGCGCGTTTGGACCCCCTCACCCGTCGTCTTTTCTACACGCCCATTGTTCATGAACGTATAGAAGGTGCCGTTGACCAACACATCGTACGTCCGGTTCAGCTTGGTCGTGACACCCGCCTTGTTCTGAATTAGGCCGATCAGGCGGGCCGGCGCCATCTTAGCATTCGCCTCTGGGATGTTCATATTGCGCGCGATGGCCAGGAGCTCAGCCTTGGTCAGACGGGTCGCTTGGCGGTTGTTGATGCGCAGGACGCTATTCAGGCCCATCTTGATGACGTGCTGCAGGCCCGGTTTGAACGCGTTGACGTTATTTCCAATCTTGAATATGGCGCGGACAGACGCAGGGATGTTGCGACCAGCATCTGTGTAAGCCTTGATGACCGTCTTGCGGCCCGCTGCAATTCCAGCCGGTACGGCGAACCAGTAGGGCTGCTTGCCCGGGCCAGGACGCACGTAAAATCCCTCTTTAGTGGCGTTCCAAGAAGGCGCCCGGCGGTTCTTGGGTCCTGCAACCGCCTTCTTCGCACCGTTCGCAAGAGGGTGGCCTGCGCGGATAAAGGCGTTCAGGGTCGCGCGCGGAATGGGCACCCCAGCGTTGGCGTAGGCCTTCACAACCTTGGGCCCTACACCCGCCATGTTCAGAGCGCCGCGGTTGAGCCACTCTCGAGTAGTGACGTTGCGCTCCATCTTGCGCCACTTGTAAAGGCGGGGCTTGCCGTTCGTCCCCGGGCGGATGTAAAAGCCCATGGGCGGGGCGGCGTTCCACGAGGCTGCGAGGGGGTTGCGGTTGGCCAGCTTGGCCTTCTTGGCGGTGGCAGCCTGCGCACCTGGCTTCCGGATCGCCGGCGACTTGGCGAGGTTCAAAGCCAGCAGGGCCACCAGGTCGTATTTGTCTGTGAAAAACTCCTTGAAAAGCTGTCGGGGCGCGTCGCGCTCGGACGGGTTCTTTATCCCTGTGAACAGGACGGTACCGTTCTTGAAAAACTGGTAGGTCCACTTGGGTTTCTTGAGTTTGAGGACTATGGCCGGGACGCCGCCGACCTTATCGTCGTATCGACCGATGCTCTCGACCATTGACTCGGGGAGCTTCTTGAGCTCGTCACGCAGGTCATCGAGTATGAACGGTTTATTTACGTAGAAAATTCCGTCAATCTTCTTGTACACGGGTGGGGCTCTCAGGAGCACCGATGGGGCCCAACCGTTTTTGACGATGGCGAGCAGAGCCGCCTCGTAGTTCCCGAGACCCATGACGTCAAAGTACTTGTCGGTCAGGACGACAGTCTGTTGACCCTTTTTGGCGATGACTTTATTCACGCCATCAGAGTCGCCTATCCAACCTTGGCCTTGGACCCAGCGCACCACGGGCTTCTTGAAGCTCGATTTATACCCCGTAATCTCCGAGAACCCCTTGGGCTCAGAGTCAAATACAGAGCGAAAGCTTGTCGGCAACTTGAAGGTTACGATCTTGGCCGTGAGCACAGACGGCGAGACCTTGTAGCTCCCCTGACTGTTCGTAAAAACGCGTTTCGCCCGGAAGATCTTCTGAATCTTCCGCGCGGCCGCGGTTCTGGGGGTGTTCCCCGTCATTTCTACTCTTGAATCATATTTTATTCGGCGGGCCGGCGTAGCGGGCCCCGGCGCCGCGGCCCCACAGACCCTTCGGGTCTGGTCTATTCTTCACCCTTGAAGTCGAGACCGTAAATGATAGGCTGTGTCGCATAAGCCATTCCCTGGTAAATCTGGGATTCGACGCGGACCTCGAGCTCCTTGGAGCTGAACGGCCCGGCGTAAAAGTCTGGATTGAACTTGAATGTGCCGAGGTTGTTCTCGCGACAGTGCTGGTTGAACTGGGCCACGAAGATCTTCTGGGGAACGAACGCGTCCGGAGAAAACTTGAACTTCTCCGAGCACAGAAAGTGCTGGAGCGAGTTGGTCACCGTCGCAACCTGGCTCCGGATCGTCTTGAAGTACTTGGGGAGCACATTCCAGATGTCCTTGTCGGCGTACTTTGCCGAATAGTCCAGATAGGCTCGCAGACACTTGCACAGGATCGCAGGCATCTCAGCCTCGAGCTTGTACTCGAGGTGAGGGTCGGCCACGTCGGGTGCGATTTGCCTTCCAAAATTGATGGTGGCCAGGCGGCGCAGGATGGACCCAGAGTTATCCTTCCAGTTCGGCACCTCATTTCCACCCAGAATTCCAGGGGTTGTCCATTGCATGCTCAGTGCCGTCTCGCACTTGCGCGCGATGCTGACATCCTCACCAGACACGAGCGACTGAAACTCAGCCTGCTCGAGCTGGAGATCACCCTTGATCTCAGGACTAATGAACATGAACCCCTTGTAGATACTCGAGAGACCAAACTTCTTCTCGATATTGTTCGAAAGGGTCGCGACGTCCTCGCACTCGTAGAACCGCCGAGCCACCTTGGTGATTAGTGTAGATTTTCCAGACTGAGCAATTCCTTTCAGAAATGGAATGACCTGCCAGCCGTCCAGCTCATTCACATCGAAACACAGACGCCCCATGAACACGTAGACCCAACGAGCCACGTCCTCCTCGAAGCGCTGATAGTCTAGCACTTTCTGCATGTGGGGCGTCGGGATGTCGTACCAGTCGTCCAGGTCGTCGTACGGCTCGAAAGGCTGGTCAAAGTACTTACAGGACACGAGCGTCGGATCGAGCTCCGCAAACTCTTCAGTGTCGTACTTGTAAAACTTCGTCTGGCGGCGCCCAGAGGCATCCTTGATCATCTCGAGTGGGCGGGCGTCCAGCAGGCCGTTATGGAAGGACCAGACGTGACGATCCTTTTTGATTTCAGAAAACTGAATATCCTTGCAGTTCGTCAAGTGCCGAATCACGTCATGGGCCATGTTGCCGCGGTTCGTGAGGTTCAGCCACATCTCGGCGTTGTCCTCCTTCTGGGTCTCGTCGTAGACAAAGTCCTTGATCTCCTTGACCGGCTTCCATGCGCGAGTATTGCGGATTTCCTTACAACACTGATCACGGTAACGACGGTATCCGTTACGGTAAGCCTGTTTCAAAAGGAAAATGAGAAGCTTCTGGTACGAGGTGGCGTCCTTCTCGATGTCCATGTCGACGTCCGGATTCTCAACCATGGGCTTGTTAAACATCTTGAATTCGGTATCATTTTCAATAAACTTATTGACGATGGCTTTGTAGCACTCCTTGAAGCGCTTGATGCGGCGCTCAAAGGTCATCTTGTTCCCATTGATGTCCTGGGTCTCAGTCTTGCTAATCTCAAGCAAGTCAGCCCGGGCAAGCATGTAACCACAGATATCGATAATTCGGCGCTTGTTCACAAGCAGACGGTCGAGGTCCTCCTTGTCGATATCCACGGGGAGGCCGTTAGGATCCCGGTTGGGTGTTGCCGGGAGCCACTTGGCCGAGAGTAGTTTGAAAATTTCTTGTCGCTTGTCTCCGTTCTGGAGTTCCAGATGGAGATTACGTTCGCAATCCACAAGCTTGGCGTCCAGATCCGCAGGCGTCCACGAGTTGATTTCCTTCTGGTAGGCGCTGCCCTCAGCCGCCTTTTTGTTTGTGGTGCCTTTGGTTGCCATTGATACAACTGGCTGCGACTTTTTTAAGCGGGCGTGGGCGTCGGTGGGCACGCACATGGCTTGACCGCCGACATGGTCGTCAGAATTTTGACCAGAATTTTGTTCTGCATCTCCATGCACTGGGCGATTCTCTCGGTCGCGTCTTTCAGCCCGACCAGGGTCGTCGCGATCGTCTCGCCATCCTCGGTGGCGAGCAGGGACCCGAGGGCCTCGAACATATCCATACCCTCGTCCATGTCGTCCATCTCGTCCTCATCTATCTCCATCTCCTCTTCGTCTTCCTCAATCTTGGCACGGGACATTGTAATATTCCAACAGAAATTAAGACCTTGGGTTTTTCGCGCTGGAACTTTTTCGTGACCTATATTAAAATGCCTGGTGGCGGACTCATGCAACTCGTGGCGTATGGCGCTCAGGATGTGTATCTGACGGGTCAGCCCAAGGTGACCTTCTTCCAGTCGACCTACAAGCGTCACACCAATTTCGCTATGGAATGCGTCCAGCAAACCGTGAACGGATCGGGTGGCAACGGTGGAGTCTTCTCAGTGACCCTGAGCCGTTCGGGAGATCTCGTCGGTGACATGTTCATGGTAGCCCAGCCGACTCAGTCGTCTGCTGCGGCCCTGACGTCGACCAACTCCAACTTCGACATGAACTGGGTGGCTGAGCGTGCCATCGAGCGCATCGAACTCTTCATCGGTGGTCAGCTGATCGATCGTCACCAACAGACGTGGTTCCGTCTGTACGCGGAGGTGTTCCTGGACGACACGAAGAAGATGGACTACGGCCGCCTGACTTCGTCGTCCGTCGTGAACAACGTGGGCACGACGAGCCCCTCGAAGGTTTACCTGCCGCTTGTGTTCTTCTTTAACCGTAACCCAGGCCTGTACCTGCCCATAATTGCCCTCCAGTACCACGAAGTCCGTCTGGACTTTATCATGAGCCAGTACTACTCGAGCTATTTCGGCACGAACGGCATCGAGCTCTGGGCCAACTACATGTATCTGGACACCAACGAGCGTGAGCGTTTCGCAAAGAACACCCACGAGTACCTGATCGAGCAGGTCCAGTACGTGAACCCGGACGCCGTTGGCGTGAGCTCGGAGAACGCCCCGAGCATAATCCGTCTACAGTTCAACCACCCAGTCAAGGAGCTGATCTGGTGCTACCAGAACAATCAGCTGAACGCCAGCACGAACCTGAACTCCATGTGGAACTTCAGCTCCAGCACGGCCAATGTGAACGTGACGGTAAACCCCCAGCTCCTTCCCCAGAACGGCATGAACCTCCTGCCGAATCAGGTGGGCGCGCCCCGTCTGTTTGCGCCGCCCCTGCTCTCGTCCAACTTGTACATCGTCAACTCGTTCGATGGCACGCTCGACAGTACGGTGAATCTCCAGTCCAACGTCCAGACTGGCAACGTGTTCTGGATCGAGACGGGCCTGCCCAACTACGGCACGGCCAACACGGTCTTTGGCTACGAGGTTGGTCCTCTGCACAAGTTCAAGCTGATGCTGAACGGCACTGATCGCTTCATCGAGCAGCCCGGTAAATACTTTAACCAGTATCAGCCGTACCAGTACCACTCGGGGGCGCCGTACGTCGGTATTTACACATACTCTTTCGCCCTCAAGCCTGAGGAACTCCAGCCCAGTGGCGCGTGCAACTTTAGCCGGATCGACATGGCCCAGGTGGCCGTCAGCCTCAAGTCGGGCATGGGCCCCAACCTTTCCCAGAAGATGTTCGCGGTCAATTACAACGTCCTCAAGGTGGCGTCGGGTATGGGTGGTCTGGTCTTCTCGAACTAAATGCGAATTTTGTCTAGTCTAAATTTTTTTCTTGGGGTATATTACAAACGCGATCATGGCAGGCGGCCTTATGCAACTGGTTGCTTACGGCGCTCAGGACGTTTATCTGACCGGTCAGCCCAAGGTGACCTTCTTCCAGGCGGTGTACAAGCGCCACACCAACTTTGCGATGGAGAACATCCAGCAGACGGTGAACGGCACCCCCTCCAACAGCGGCCGTGTGTCCGTGACGATCGCCCGCAACGGCGACCTGGTCGGCAACATGTATGTGGGTCTGATCCCTAACGCCGCCAACACGCTGACGTCGACCAACACGGCCTTCGACCAGTGCTGGGTGGCTGAGCGCGCGATCGCCGCTGTGGAGCTGACGATCGGCGGCCAGCGCATCGACAAGCACTACCAGGCGTGGTTCCGCCTGTACGCTGAGGTGTTCCTGTCCGAGTCGGACAAGATCAACTACGGCAAGATGACGACCGGCTCCTCCCCGTCGGCGGATCTGTCCACGAACAAGACGTACGTGTACCTGCCTCTTCTGTTCTTCTTCAACCGCAACCCGGGTCTGTATCTGCCCCTGATTGCCCTGCAGTACCACGAGGTCCGCCTGGACTTTGACCTGACCAGCACCTTCTCCAGCTACTTCGGCACTTCCAGCCCGACGTTCGAGGTCTGGGCCAACTACGTCTACCTGGACACTGAGGAGCGCCGCCGCTTCGCCCAGAAGGGCCACGAGTACCTGATCGAGCAGGTGCAGCACACCGGTGGCGACTCCCTGTCGGGCGCCCAGAACACCGTCCGTCTGTCCTTCAACCACCCGGTGAAGGAGCTGATCTGGTGCTACCAGAACGGCAGCCAGACGAACACCTCCAACCTGAACGGCATGTGGAACTTCTCCACTGGCTGCGCTAACGTGCAGGTGACCTCCAACACCTCCGTGATTCTGTCCCAGGGCGTGCTGATGCCCCACCACATGGGCGCGCCGGTGATCACCTCTAACGTTGTGCTGAGCGGCACCGGCGCCGTCACGACGTCCAACACCGCCACGTCCTGCGGCTGGATCGAGGAGGGTCTGAACATTGGCTCGGCGACGGGTGTGACGGGTGGCTCCATCGAGGTGGGCCCGATGCGCGACTTCAAGCTGATCCTGAACGGTCAGGATCGCTTCAAGGAGCAGATCGGCAAGTACTTCAACCAGTACCAGCCGTATGTGTACCACTCTGGCACGCCCTACCCGGGCATCTACGTGTACTCCTTCGCGCTGCAGCCGGAGGAGCACCAGCCGACGGGCACCTGCAACTTCTCGCGTATTGATAACGCCCAGGTGTTCTTCAACCTCAAGAACAGCACGACCAACCTGCTCCAGAAGATGTTCGCGGTGAACTACAACATCCTGCGCATCCAGTCTGGCATGGGTGGCCTGGCCTTCTCGAACTAGACGGAATTTTCAAGCAAAATGCGAAATCAAACAGCCCTTCGGGGCGGGCTTCGGCCCCAAGAGTGTATCCACACTCTTGGAGTCGAAACTAAATGTTTCATAATTCTAATGGACCGGTCCCCGCGCACGCCTAATCGGTGGCGCGAGCAACCGCCGGCAAAACGGCGCCGGACGAATAACAGAGGGAGAAATAATTTCACACCAGCAAATGGTAATGTAAATGGAACTAGAAACGATTTGGGTTATAAAAGAAAATATCCGGGACGCGACCCGCCTCCAGGCCAGCCCCCCCTGTACTGTAAAGTGATCCAGCGGGCCGACGGCTCATGGGCGCCCGTTCATCTGCGTATCGACTATAAAAAAAATGGCCATGGTAATTTTGTATTGGTGGGGTCGCCACCCACCCTGGATTATTACGGCCAACCGCGTGGGTGGCCTCGCGAATGGTTGTGAGCTCGCTAAACACTCTTCATTTTATATAGGATCAGGCTCGCGGTGGCGACCAGGAACAGGAGACCGAAGAACGGCTGACCTGGCATCTGGGGCGTATTGCGCGCCTCGACGAAATTGGCCACACCCAGACCGCCCATCAAAGCGATGAAGATAAACACAAAGATTGTGTTAAAGTCCATCATTTATTATTACTTACTAAAAAATAATGGAGGAGCTCGTGCAGGAAACCGATCTCAAAGGGGCGGCACTCATGGCTGAAATCCGAAAGCTCATGCCTGGCGCCACCATAGATGTCGTCCTGGACACGGCGCGTCTTGCCCAACTCTATCAACAGGCCCGCCTATTTAAGGGTCGTGAATTTGAAACAGCTCTGGACCTCGTCGAATACATGAGCACCCTGAGTCTTGTCGATGAGGATCGCGACACCCTGTCTCGAATTTTAGAGGAGAATAGGGGAACCTGGATTTCTGAGAAGTGTTCTCATGAGCTTGCGGTACTTCTGAAGAATGGCATGTTCCGGTCGGTCTTCAATTTGTTTCTGAAATCGAGGATCAAAGAGCCGACTGGATGTTTTACATGGGCATCGCGCCTGGGTAGCCGCCTCCTCCTCCCGTGCTGTTTATCCCGCCCATCTCCTGATACAGATAAATCAGGTACAGACCCATGAAACCCATGATAAGGGCGCGCATCACCCACGAGGCCATCTTGCGCTTCACCGGGTCAAGGAACTCCTGAACGCTGAACAGAATCAGGGCGAGTCCGAGGGTAGCAAGTAGAACAGCGTTGGCCATTTAGTAATTGAGCACATTTTTATTCAGTGCGTCCACTAGCCACGGTTATATTTTAGGCTAAAATTAGTGATGAACTTTGCGTACCTGGATGCCCGGAATCTGTTTGAATCTGTGATGGTACCTCCTGTCGAGCCAGTAGAGGCGATCCCATGTATTTTGGATGAAAATTGGAAGGAACTGGAAAAGACCTTGACCAATTTCAAAAATGAATACGCCAAGACGCGGGTGGACCTCTCCATCCGCCTCGCCGCCCTGAATGAGAAGAGAGAAGAAATCAATGTTATCAAAATGATTACAGAGAACATCACATCACAGGACTTAAAGGAACGGGTTGATACTATGATAGAAGACCACGAGAACTCGCAAAACCTACAGGGACTCGCGAGAGAATGCAGTGAACTCACAGGCCGGAGCCAAGCGATGAAGAAGGCGCTGCAGGAGACGGACGCTGAAAGGTACGCGCGATTTACTTGCTTTGTTTGTATGGACCGACTTATTGACTTGTTCATTGAACCATGTGGTCACGTGATTTGCGAGCCGTGTTGGGTCCGGACTCCGAACAAGGCGACCTGCCCAGGATGCCGAACGCGTTTAATTGGGACTAAAAGAATATTCACCATGTCTTAGTAACAAGGCCTTGTAACTCAGTTGGATAGAGTGCGGGCCTTCTAAGTCGACCTTGTAACTCAGTTGGTTAGAGTGCGGGTCTTATGTTTAGAGGACAGCCCGAAGTCGCGGGTTCGACCCCCGCCAAGGTCAGG